AGCGAAGTGTCAGAAGGCAGGATGCACCAACGTACCCTATGATCGGTGCAGCGTGTGTTCGCGGCAGGTCTGTTTGCGCCACGGAAAGCGTGTTGGAGATCGCTTTGTGTGCCACGACTGTTCAGGTCGCTAATACTTGACAAATACGGGGGTAATGGTAGCGTTACTCCCGTATGACTATTAAAGAACTGTTGAGTAGTCCTTTACTTACTAGAGAGACAGTAGAAACCGTAGACAAATTCGCAGATACGGCCCCCAACTGGGACGAGCTGAGAGCCTTCGCGCAGACGCAAAGAGCCAGCTGGCAAGCCTTCGAGGAAAGCGTCTTACGTGAGAACCCCGCCGACTAGCGGGGCTTTTCTTTTAGCGGGGTACAATTGGCCATGGACGCTCTCTGAAAAAGGAGGAGCACATGGCCGTCCATGACCTCTACAAATCCGTTACGGATCAGATCATCAAAGACCTGGAAAGCGGCTGTCCATCGTGGACGAAGCCGTGGCGCACGGGAAATCCAGGTAAGGTTCTCCCCGAAAATGCCGCGACAGGCCGCCACTACAGCGGGATCAACATTCCGATTTTGTGGCAGGCACGCGAAGCCAACGGCTACCCCACACCCGAATGGCTCACCTATAAGCAATGCCTCCCGATGGGATGGCAGGTGCGTAAAGGCGAGAAGGCGACCACGGTTGTGTTCGTCAAGAAGGTCTCGGTGAAGAAGGAGGACGAGGAAACGCAGCTCAGTTTGTTGCGCGTCTACCACGTCTTCAATGTCGCTCAGATTGATGGATTTGAACCCCCCGAACTCCCACCGAAGGAGCCGCACCATGCTTTGGACTTCATCCAGGCGACGAAGGCGGAAATCCAGGAAGGGGGCGACAAAGCAGCCTACGTCCCCAGCCTCGACCGCATCTACATGCCACCCGAGCACGCCTTCACAGGACGGGAGCACTACTTCGCTACCACCCTGCACGAGTGTGTGCATTGGAGTGGACATAAAAACAGGCTCAATCGCGATCTATCGGGACGGTTCGGCACCCACTCCTACGCCGCCGAAGAACTGGTGGCGGAACTAGGAGCAGCGTTTTTGTGCGCCCACCTCGGTATCAAGGGACAGCTCCAACATTCGGAGTACATCAGCAACTGGGTGCAGCTCTTGAAGTCAGACTCGCGTGCGATATTTACCGCTTCATCGAAGGCCAGCCAGGCCGCAGACTATCTCCGCTCTTTCTCTGAAACAGTGGAGGAGTAGCCCCCCCAATCGGGGGCTTTTTCTTGTATAATAGGGTGAATGGGATTTAGCAAAGCGGAGCAAATAAGGGTCTTCAAGGTAACGCCGTGGAAGACAGGTTACGCTGACGACAAATTCTCACGCTACATCCGCAACAGAGACGGTAAGTGTATGCGGTGCCACGCCACCAACAAACCACTAGACTGTTCTCATTACTGGCGTCGCGGGGAAAAGATGACACGCTTCGATCCGAAGAACTGCATCGCCTTATGCCGCGATTGTCATACACGATGGGAGCGACAACAGAACAACGAGTACAAAGCATTTATGCTGCAATGGCTAGGCCAGGAGGAGTACGACGCCTTAGAAGTTCGTGCTCGCACATCACAACCACTACGAGAGTCCGTGCTACACTTGATGACATGGATGAAATAACCACTGACAACCCAATCAACGAAGACCCCAGCTTGAACGTTTGTGAATCGTGCACCTGATGTATGGAAATCCGTGTAGGCCGTAGGCAGTTGCCAATACAGATCGATGCTGAAGATTATGACCGGATCAGGTACCTTCCCTTATCAGTCACGTCACATGGTTACGTTTCCATCAGTTTCTACGACGGGAAGGTAGGCGGGAAATACAAGTACCGCCGTGTGTACTTACATCGGTACTTACTGTCTGCCCCGAACGAATTAAAAGTGGATCACATCAACCACGACAAGAGGGATAACCGGAAAGGCAATCTCAGACTTGTCACTGATGCGCAGAGTTTGTGCAATACGCGTGCCCGTAAGCATGGCAAGAGCAGATACAAAGGGGTCTTTCCGGCAGGTCGCTATAATGGCTGGATCGCACAGGTCAATCACAAGCACCTTGGTTCATATAAGACGGAACGGGAAGCAGCTCTTGCATACAACGAAGCTGCGAAGCGCCTACAGGGTGAGTTCGCAGTTCTGAATGTCATCAAATAAATGACACCAGGTTGAACCCCGACCCAACGTAAGCTAGGCTCCCCACCTCGGGAGGGAACCATGCGAACTAAATACAGGCAGCTCCTCATCACACTTGTCCTTATCTTCCTCATCCTCTTTTTCTTTGCGCCATATCCGAGCGCGATTGACCGACCGTTTATGAGTGAATCTGAAGCCTTCGTACGGAGGGGATTTAGCTACATAACAATGCTACTCGTCCCCGCGATCATCCTTGTATTCATCTTGGAGCGTCGAGCGCGTTAGCTTCTGCGTTAAACGGCTCAACAGAGCCATTTCGCTACTTGACAGATGTGCTATCCCCAATCCCAGTGTTGGGTTTCCTTGCATAATCCTATCGCTGGGTTATAATGCCCCTATGGAAACAGAAAACGATAAACGAGGAGCAGCATTAGCAACCGAGCTACAGTGGAACGGAAACGCGATCCTAGAAGTCGCCGCAGCCGCACTGGAGGAAGCAAACTACCACTCGGAAAGCCTCGCGATCCGCGAGATGATCGCTGCAAAGAACTAACATGAAAAACCCCGCAGCAGTAGCTCTGGGCTCAATCACTTCAAAGAAGAAAGCCGCAGCCGCACGTCGAAACGGCAAGAAGGGCGGACGCCCTAAGAAGGTGGCACGATGACGGTATGAGCATCGACTACAAACTAGCGAAGCAGTTGAAAGAGGCGGGATACCCACAGCACGAAGAAGGCACGTGTACTCGTGGGGCTTGTTACGGCTTTGACTACTGCATGCCAACCCTAGAGGAATTGATTGAGGCGTGTGGCAAAAATTTCCGACAGGTGTTACTTCATTCCAATGGTTCCCGTCTTTGGACAGCGAAAGGCGGTATGCAAAAGTTTGGCAAGTGGAGCCTATTCAGTGGCCACACAGCACATGAGGCAGTAGCAAAGCTCTGGCTCGCACTCAACAAATCATGACCTGGCCACTTTCCAGCAGACGACGACAAAGCCAACGGACTAAGAAACTATGGCAAGACCCCACGTACCGAAAGAAGTTCTACGAGGGGACGAAGGATCATCCGTGGAGAGTGTGGAACGGTGATCCAGCGAAGCGGGTATAATGCAGCAATGAGCCTCAGCGTTAAGGCAATACGATACCGATGTCATGGATGTAAGCGAGTAGTGAAGATCATCCACTGTGAGAAGGGATTGTGTCTGTGTGAAGAAATATGCGAACCCAAGCGTGCTACCATCAAGCGATATGAGTGATGCTATTAGCCTCTCATTCTTTTACAGGAACGATGAGCACCTGAAAGGTTCAGCCCCCGCTCCACATAACATTGACGACGCATTTAATGTTGTTCGACGTGAGGGGATAACCCGTGTTCGAGTGACGCCTCAGGAGATGAGCGCGATAGTAGCGTTTACACTTGCAAGTGTGCCTCGCGCCCCAGAGAACCTTCAAATCGTAAAAGATTGGAAGATTGATCGCTTTATGGGCGTTGACCTTATCCTCGATGAAAAAGACCACCTACCAAACCATCAAGGCTGAGTGTCGTAAGTGCAAGGAACTAAGCTCGACCATCTGGTACGATAAATACTCACGTCCGTGGTGTGGCAAGTGTAAGGGTGATAGAATTTAGGTATGGGACGACCAACTGATTATGGGCCGCAGATTGTGGAACTGGCCAAGGCTTACCTCGAACAGTTCGAAGACAGCGAATACACGAAAGAGGTTGTTCCTACTATCGAAGGGTTGGCTCTATTCCTCGGTACGCATCGCGACACTGTGTATGCCTGGGGTAAAGATCATTCAGAATTTTCCGACATCGTTGAGTTGGTTCGCACGACCAAGTCACACGCGCTGCAAAATGGTGCGCTTTCAAACAAGCTCAATGCATCGGTAGCTAAACTCCTCCTCGGCCACGAGGGGTATCGAGAGGCACAGGACGTAACAACCAACGGCAAGGATATGCCGCAGCCGATATTAGCCAGCGTGAAAGAGGATGAATAAGTGGCTCACCTACTTTTTTTGTAAGCATGAATGGCAGTACGCAATGAGGATGTCGTATCCTTGTCTTCACTGCGACTGGCACAAGGTAGCCCGTCGCAACTATCTTCGATATGTTCCAAGCGACAACAGCCACAAAGAAGATACCACGTCTTAAACAGCGCATCAGAGCCGTACAGGGTGGCTCATCCGCTTCAAAGACCATTTCAATACTTTTGTATCTCATCAACCGTGCGCAGTCAGACAAAGCCCCCACCCTCACCTCAGTAGTCTCCGAGAGCATCCCGCACTTAAAGCGTGGTGCGTTGCGTGACTTCAAGAACATCATGCAGACGCATCGCTACTGGAAGGATGCGAATTGGAATGGCACTGATAGCGTGTACACGTTCGAGACAGGCTCACAGATCGAGTTCTTCTCCACCGACAACGGCGATAAGCTCAGAGGTGCCAGGCGTGACCGCTGCTTTATGAACGAAGCGAACAACTGCACCTTTGAAGCCTTTGAACAGCTCGAAATCCGTACCAAGGAGTTCTTCTTCCTCGACTGGAACCCAACCAACGAGTTCTGGTTCTACACTGATATACTAGGGAAACGAGATGACGTAGATCACATCATCCTCACCTACTTGGACAATGAAGCGCTCGACCCCGCCATCGTCAAAGCCCTCGAACAGCGTAAGGAACGTAAGAACTGGTGGCAGGTCTACGGACTCGGCCAACTTGGAGAGGTTGAGGGACGAATTTTTACAGGCTGGCAGATCATTGATGATATCCCTCACGAAGCACGATTGGAGCGCTTTGGACTCGACTTTGGATATTCCAACGACCCTACAGCAATTGTCGGCGTGTATTATTTCAATGGGGGATATATCCTCGACGAAATCGCCTACACCAAAGGGCTATCGAACAAACAAATAGCCGACATCATCATCAATCAGGGGAAGAAGGCACTGGTTATCGCGGACAGCGCAGAGCCTAAGAGCATCGACGAGATTAAGATGTTTGGAGTAAGTATCATCCCCACAACCAAGGGGCCAGGCTCGGTGTTGCAGCGTATTTCAATGATGCAGGATCAGCAGATATCAGTGACCAAACGCTCCACCAACATCCTCAAAGAGTATCGCAACTACCTGTGGGAGACTGATAAGGACGGGAAGATCATCAACGAACCAAGTCCGATATGGAACCACGCGATGGACGCAATAGGCTATGCACTTACATCCCTTGTCCCGCTTATCCGACAGCAGGAACTCATCATCGACATCAAAGGGTGGGGTGATGACCGCCGTGTAAACCCCGCTCGCTAATATGTGTCCCTGTAAACGATGCCACCTCATCTACTGCCATAGACCGAAGGATGACTCTTTCTTCTGCGCCGTCCACAACGCGATGACGAGCGCGGAGCTACAGGAGTACTTCAAGTGGGCGCGTCAAGAGGCGTGATAAAATAGTGTGCATGGCGAAGAAACCCCAGTTCACCATTACACTCCAACTTGGTGACAAAACTTATAAGTCGAAGGGAGCTGATGCCCTCGAAGCGTTACTCAACCTTGAGCGACCCGTGAAGATCATGAGCAAGGGCATACTCACGGTCTCAGACGGGATTAAATCGAAGACCCAGCTCTATTTCCCAGTGCGCTTACAACGCCTGTTTTATAACAAGTATTTTGCTCAGATACAGGCAAAGCAGCTCGCATTGCTGATGAAATGAAACCCCTCTTTGAAGCACATGAACTCGGTATCACGCGCAAGACGACGGACGGGTATGAGGTTCACCTGGTTATCGACCGCGCTCGTGCTCGGTACTTCGGTCGTCCCCTTTCTGACGCGGCCTATGGCTCTACTGCCCATCGTAAGTTTGAAAACATCGTCAAACTCTCCTATGCACCGTTAAAAGTCCACATCCACTATGAGCTATCACGCTGACATCTTTGACTACATCGCAGCCCAGGAGGTGGCGTACAAGCTCCCTATTCGTATCAATGAGAACTGGACGTGGAGCATGGCCGAACACATTCGGCTCTCCGTTTTGTATAAGAACTCCCAGCTCGCAACCGGGAAGGACGATTTTAAGCCCGTAAAGAACATCACCCGGCCAATCCTCAACCTTCAGTACCGTGCAGAAGGGTTTGATGTGAAGGACATCACCATTTTCGTCAACGAGCAGGAGAACTACCACAAATCCTTCCTGGTGAAGAAATTCCACGAGAAATGGGCGTTAGAGAACTCGATAGACACCTTTATCGACACCTTGGTTGAAAGCTATGTGGATTTCGGTGGGGCTTTGGTTAAGCACGTCAACGACGTAAAGCCTGAAGTCGTACCGCTCCAATCCATCGTGTTCTGTGACCAGACCGACATTCTCTCTGGCCCGATTGGTATCAAGCACTACTTCTCACCCGATCAGCTCCTAGCGATGGCAGACAAGGGATGGGGCAACAAGAAGTACGGCGCTAATTGCTCATTGGAGGAGGCTATTGAGGCTTCACGCGATATTAAGAAGGACACTGAAGGAGGTCAGCTCAACGACACACCAGGTAGGTACGTCGAGGTCTACGAAGTGCACGGCAACATGCCGGAGCGCTTCCGTACCCACACTGATTCAAAGAAGTACGAAGGTCAGCTCTTTATCGGCTGCATGTACCAGAAGAAGGATGGGACAAAGAAGAACATCGTCCTCTTTCACATGCCCGAGACCAAATCACCCTTTAAATTCATCGCACGTGACGCGATCTACGGCCGTGCACTCGGATTTGGCGGCGCAGAAGAACTCTTTGAAGCACAGGTGTGGACAAACTACGACGAGATACGCAAGCAGGGTCTCAAAGACGCAGCCTCGAAGACCATTCTCAAAGCGTCAGGCGTTATGGGCGCGACGATTGCCCAGAAGAACAAGGTTCGCGACATGGAGAACCTGCAAATCATCGACGTTGGGCCTGATGGTGACTTGAACCAGATCGACACCTTCCCGCGAAACATTCAGATATTTGATAACTCACAACAGGAATGGCTCGCGCACGCCCAGCAGATGGGCGCAGCTAATGATTCGATCATGGGTGTTTCTCCTAAAGCTGGCACCCCGTTCAAGCTCCAAGAACTTGTCACCCAGGAATCTCATTCACTCCACGAATACCGCAAGGGCAAACTCGCCACCTTCATTGGTGAAATCTACCGTGATTGGTCGCTCCCGCACTTCGCGAAGGAGATTGCAAAGGGACAGAAGTTCCTCGCAGAACTCACGTTAGATGAGCTGAACTACGTCATGGACTGCATCGTACGCAATGCCGAGAACAACATGGTCAAAGAGAAGATACTCAACGGAGAATTGATCGACCCTGAGGAGATCGAGGGATACAAAGAGATCGTCGGAGAGGAGTTCAAGCGCAAAGGGAACAAGCACTTCATTGAAATGATGAAGGACGAGATGAAAGGCGCACCACTGGACGCCTATGTATCCATCGTCGGCAAGCAGAAGAACCTAGGCGAGGCAGTGGACAAGATTGTGAACATCATCAGATTCCTCGTCGGTTCCAACCCAATGACCCTCGCCTTCCCTGGCACGTGGAAGCTCATCAATCAGGTAGTGGAGCACTCGGGATTAGACCCCGTGGACTTCTCAGAACTCGCCGGAGCCTTCAAGAAGATGGCGGAGCAGCAGCAAATGGCGCAACAGGCACAAGCTCCCGCTCCTCAGCAAGAGGCCCAACCCGTAATCTAGTATGCTCAAAATCATCGCTGACAATCCACAGCTCATGGCGGAGCTACGAACCCTCCTCTATTCCAAGTTTGATGGCCTGACCCCGCACGAGGCGGAAAAACATGATGACAAGCGGCTTGGCGAATTAGTCCGGGCACGGCTTACGGGGCGCAAGTTGGTCGATGACGCGCTCAGAGACATTGAACAACTCAAAGGGGATGATCCCCAGCCCATTACAAACCCAGCACGATAACTATGAGAGACATTTTCTACGTCATTATCGGTCTTGTGGTCGGTTCCGCGCTGTTCGCAGCGTTGATTCCACTGCGCGAGACCACCCTTGGCGGTGCACCGAATGGCATTGCCGCAACCCAAGGAACGTCAACCGTCGTCACCGTAGGGACTACACCGACTATCCCGATTGCAGCTACTTCGTCATGCGCAGCACGCATCATCACGACAGGTGCTTCAGCAGTGGCCATTAGCTTCAACGGCATCCCACCAACGGGAGGCCCAGGCGGTGGCGTTGCACAGGCAGCTTCAACCACGGCGGCGTACGACTGCGGTATCTATGGCGGCGGCGCAGTACAGGTGTACAGCTACGCATCGCAATCACTCCGCATCACGGAGACCCGTTAATAGATGATAAAATAGTGAACATGAGCACATTAGAATCAGCACGCCTCCCAAGACTTCGCGACAAGCACCTTGCTGAGGCAGAGGAGAAAGGATCGAAGGTCGAAAAAAAGTTACCAGCAAAAAAAAAGAAATAACATGGACAAGATTCTTGCATTGGGTGTGGCCGCAGCGATAGCACTGGGCGGTCTCGCACTCACCAAGGCAGGTGTTTCAGGCCCAATGGGGCCACAAGGCCCACGGGGGGAACAGGGAATCCCTGGAAAGGACGGACGCAACGGCGTTGACGGGAAGAACGGCACAACCGTTCTCGGTGCCACAGGAGATCAGCACTACAACGTGCAGACCTTCTTCGGTGACATCCGCATCAGCGGCTCTCGCGTATCGTCATCGACATCAGCAAGCGTGACGTTGGCAGGCACGGAGTTCAACAACGCGTCGTACCTCGATTACACCGTAAACGTAGGCGACGTGACGTTGACGCTTCCCGCTTCAACCACGGCTCTCTGTGCTGCGCTTCCATCGAATATGCGACGCACGGTATTCATTCGACACGCGACGACAACGGCATCTTCTGACCTTACCCTCGCAGGTGGTACAGGCTTTGCGATCAAGCGTTCAGCTACGACCACCACCGCGTTTCTACACGGAGACACGGACGGGAACAGCTACTTTGAGGTTCAAATCGCACGCAATGCTCATAACCGAGACTGCACCGCGTTTGTGATCCCATTCAACGACTAATTATTAGAGCTGGCTCGACTCTTAATCGGGCATAGCTGACCATAACAGCTTTAACTATGGAACCTGAGAACGACAACTCTTTAAATAACGACCAGGGTGTGGAAGACACCGCGACTGACACAGATGTGGATGTCGAAGCTCTCAAGAAGCGAGCAGAGGAATTGGAACAAACCAATCGTCAGCTGTTCGAGAGGGCCAAAAAGGCAGAAGGCTTTGTGAAGGTAGACGGCAAGTGGGTGAAAGCCCCGAAGGCTGAAGAAGCCGTAGCCGCTATCCAAAAAGCTGAAGCCACCACAGGCGAATTACAGGAAGCACAACTCGACTTCTTTGAACTCAAAGGATACGCAGACGAAGACGAAGTAGCGATCTTTCAGAACATCATGAAGCGCACGGGCATGTCCCACCGCGAAGTGATTAAAGATGAATACGCACTCTCTCGCATCAACGCCATCCGACAAGAGAAAGAAGTACGAAACGCAACTCCTACCTCGTCGAAACGGAACGGCCAATCAGAAACCAATAGCATTGATTACTGGATAGCCGAAAACGAACGATCAGGGAAACTCCCCGATGACTTTGAGACCCGCGTCGCGGTGATCGAAGCAAAGGAGAAACGGCAGGGCAACGACAGAGTGCCACCGTGGAAGCGTAAGTAACCTCACTCGCCTGATTATTGAAAACTCAATCAATCAGGTATGGCTACATTAGCTACATACAAATACCAAGAAGATTGGGAGACAAAGCTCGCAGCTCGTCTCGACAGGCCGCAGAACTGGAAGGATGTATGTGATGTTCGATACACGGACACACAGACACTCGTACTTCCATACGTTTCTACGGGAGGCGAACCAGCAGTATCGACTAGCCACTTCGCAGCGGCAGCAGAACGATCTGACACGACAAAAGTCATCCCACTCACGACTGTTACACAGTCAACAGAAACACTCGCTATCGTCACGACAGACATGGTGTCTGAATACATGGACATGGCGGACGAAGCGCAATCCAATTACGTATCGCAGATGATCTCAGCAGATCGTCTCGGTAAGAAAATGGGTGAGCGCATCGAAGCAATCATCCTCGGCAACCACGCAGCATGGACGAACATCGGTGACGATGGTTCGGGCGGCGTATCCCTCAGCACATCGAACTTCACAGTCTCGGCATCAAACATCGACGACTTGGTTCGTGGCATCATCGAGCAAATCCAAACCGCAAACGGCTTCAATCTCTACAACGAGAAGGGAGGCTTTGCCGTATGGCGCCCAGCAGACTGGACGAAGCTCGTCGCATTCATGCAGGCAAACGGTTACTCGTTTGCTGACGAAGCACTTCGCGACGGTGGTAAGGGCCGTATGGGTAAGGAGACAATGGGTCTCTACCACTACGTCTCAACCTCGCACGCAGCTGGCCACCTCATGGCTGGTGTACGCGGTATTCAAATCCTCGGCGTTCTCAACCGAACATTCGGTAAGACCTTCCGAGTTGAACACCCAGCGTCTTCAACAGCTGGCAACCTCTCAGGTGCACTCACGTACACCCGATTGGACTACGGTCTGAAGGTTCAGACCAACGTTCTGCCAATCATCTACGACGTGAACGTAGCCTAGTTTTGTTTCTCATCCCTGCCCTTTCGACGGGGGCAGGACATGGGAAGGAAAACGAAACCCAAAGTACTCGTAGCACTCACCGCTCAACGGTTTGTGTTTTCACGTACCACGTTTTCCTTAGTCCAAGCAGCACTCCACAGCTCTGACTTTGAGTTCGACTTCTATATGGAGATGGGGTGCGACATCGCGTCGAGCAGAAACCGCATCGCCCAGGCTGCGTTAGACCGCAACTGCACACACCTCTTATTCGTTGATTACGATATGTACTTCCCCGGAGATGCTATCTCGCACCTTCTGAAGCAAGACAAAGACATCATCGGCGCGTCGTACAACTTCCGGGAAGAACCACTGAAAAACACCGCCGTTCCCGAAGGCCAGGGTGGTCAGGTGCATCCCGACGAGCTTCCAACAGAGCCCTTTAAGTGTGAGGCGATTGGGACAGGACTTCTTCTTATCAAAACAGACGTACTCAAAGCACTTCCAAAGCCGTGGTTCATGTGGGGCTACACCCCTGAAGGTCTCCTCCACTTCGGAGAGGACACGTACTTCGCACAGATGGCGAAGAAGGCGGGATTTGAGGTGTGGGCAGACCCAACCATGCGCGTCAAACATTTAGGCGAGAAACTTTTCTAATATGCAGTTCACCGACATCAAGAACCAGGTTTACATACTCACCAAAACAAACAGTTCGTCATTCCCTGTTGCGGACTTGACCTTACTTGCCAACAACGCGATGTCGCGTGTTTCGTCTATGATTCTGCAAGCAGACGGACGATGGGAGTTTGACGACACAAACTACACCGACCTTCCAATTGGCACCACTGCACTGGTTTCAGGACAGAGCGACTACGAGCTTTCAACCGATCACCTTGAAATCACCGATGTGGAAATCAAAGACTCGAACGGGAATTGGTATCCCCTAAAGCCGATTGATAAGAAAGACGCTGAGGATGTCGCACTCACCGAGTTCTACGAGAACTCAGGCTCACCGATGTACTACGACGTGATGGGGAAATCCGTCTTCCTCTATCCTGCACCGAACTACTCACAAGCAGCGTCCTTAAAGGTCTTCTACAAGCGAACACCGAGCTATTTCACGACCGCTGACACGACCAAGACGCCAGGCTTTGCGACCATCTTCCACGACCTCATACCCCTGTGGGTTTCCTACGAATATTCGATTGCCAATGGCTTGAAGAACTCGAACCTCTTGATGGCTGAGATCGACCGCAAAGAACGGGCACTGGTGAGTTTCTACAGTCACCGCAACAAAGACGACCAACCGATTATGAGCATGAGACCAATTTCATTCCGCTAGTATGGCCAGCTTCCAGAAATTTAACAGCTTCGTCGAGGCTCTTGCAGAAAAGACCCACAACCTCGGTTCAGACACGTTGAAGGTGGCTCTCACCAACAGCGCACCAGTTGCGACGAACACCGTGCTCGCCAACATCACGGAAGTCTCCTACGCCAACCTCTCATCGCGCACGCTCACGGTTTCATCCTCAGCGCAGTCATCAGGGACGTACAAACTTGTCCTCGCGGATTTAACGCTTACTGCCACGGGTGCAGTTGGCCCTTTCAGATACATCGTGATTTACAATGACACGGCTTCTAACGACGAACTCATAGGCTGGTACGACTACGGCTCCTCAGTCACGCTCGCTAACGGCGATACCTTTGTCTTGGACTTCGATGGCACCAACGGAGTGCTCCAATTAGTCTGATATGGCGACCAACGTTGAATACGTCATTGTCGCAGGAGGAGGAGGAGGCGGATCAGGGGTCTCAGCCGCAGGCGGAGGAGGAGGTGGTGGAGCCGGGGGATACCTCGAAGGCACCACGGCAATCACCGTCCAAGCCTATACCATCACCGTAGGCGGGGGTGGCACAGGTGGCTCAGGAGGCTCTGACAACGCCACAGCTGGCTCAGACAGCGTAGCTCTAGGGCTGACGGCCGTAGGGGGCGGTAAAGGGGCTGTAGGCCAGGGTACAGGCGGTAACGGCGGATCAGGCGGTGGAGGTGGCGGAGGCGCAGGAGGCGGATCAGGAGGCACGGGAAGCCAGGGAAACAGCGGTGGAGCCAGGAACGGTTCTACCTCAGGCGGAGGCGGTGGTGGTCACGCAAGCGCAGGTGGCAACGCTACCGACAATACAACCGCAGGGACGGGTGGTTCTGGTACGGCATCATCCATCACCGGGGCATCAGTCACTCGCGCAGCGGGTGGAGCTGGTGGAGCTGGGAATACCAACGGAGCAGGTGCAGCCGGGACGACGAACCGTGGCAACGGCGGAGGCGGAGGCGGAGCCAACACAGGCAACCACTCAGGAGGAAATGGCGGATCGGGAGAAGTCATCATCCGCTACACCGATGGCGCAGGCATCATCGCAACAGGCGGGACGATCACAACGTCAGGCGGCTACAAAATCCACTCATTTACATCATCAGGGACATTCACAGTCACCGCGATCCCGCTCGAAGCAAGCCAGGCATCATTTACGCTCACTGGTCAGTCCGCCACGCTCCTCGAAGCAAACTGGTATTCACTTTCTTTAACGCAGGCATCGTTCACGTTCACCGGCCGGGACGTAACCCTTACGCCCCCGCCCTGGACGAGACAGACTAAAAACACTTCATCCTTTTCAGCAGCATCACGTAACTCATCGTCCTGGACTGCGCAGACTAAGAACACATCGACATTCACGAACCTATGAAGACCATTGTTGTAAACAGATTTGATAACGGGATGCAGGAAAGTCAGTACTCTCGTATTGAAGGAGGATGTTCAGTCTGCAAACATTTTGATGCACACACCTACCCATTCAGACTTCGGCCGTATCGCGGTGTCGAAGCTGACACCACGGGGCAAACATCTATCGGCAATCTGCTAGTCGGCTCCAACGGCCTCGTGTACGGATTGGGATCGAACGGTAGCGCCAATCGCATCTATTACAAGAGTACCGCTATCACGGACGCGTGGGCTGCGCTTGCAAACTCGACAAACGGCGGAACCGCACTTGGATACGAACTCTTTGTTGAATACCGAGACTACAACGCGGTTAAACGCATTTTCTTTGGCTCATACCGCGCTTCTGATACCAGCACCGCTATCTACATGGCCGATATTACAGGTGCGACTGGTATTACCAGTCACAACCTTACCTTCACAACACTCGGGCAAGGCATCAGACATCCAAAGGATGATGTTCTGTATATCCCCTATGACAATAAGATCGCACGCTACAACCCCACTGAGGCCACGGAATCAAACAATTGGACAGACGCAGCACTCACCCTCCCTGCCGCAGAAACGATCACTTCAATTGCGCCCTATGGAAACTATCTTGCCATAGCCACCGTCCCCACGAACGCGATTTCCGGGATAGCCACTACGGGCACCTTTAAATCAAAGGTATACCTCTGGGATCGCGACGTATCGCTCGGCACCGTCTCAGAAGTCATCGACTGGGACACGGGACTACTCCGCATCATCAACGAACTCGACGGAGTACTCATTGGTGTCTCTGACACAAAGGGTGCGTCAGCCGTCTCCCCTGATTTTGATAGCCTCCTAGTCAAAGCGTACACAGGTGTATTTCCCCAGCTCCTCAAAGAGATCACGACGAGGAAGCAAACAACCACCGCACCCGATGCAGTGGTGAATAGCCGCGTCAATTTCATCAGTGGCGGGAAGCTCTATTTCTCTGCAAACATCGTCGGCGGCTCCACCTCTCCAAAACAATACGGGCTGTGGACGGTTGCAAAGAGTAAAGTATCCGGCCGCTACGCCGTGACTATCGAAGCGGGAGCAACGAACGACAACACCGAAACAGGCGTGCTCGCAGCAGTGAAAGTGGGTGACTATTTCAATTTTGTGCACACCGCAGCAGGTACAGTCACCCGATCCTACAACACCACCTCAGACGCCGACGCGTTCAATCAGACTTCGTTCTACGAGAGCCTTGTAAATCCGAACATGTCGGACGTGGATTATATGGCGAAGAAACAGCTCAAATCTGTGACATGTCATTATCTTCCGCTCCCCGCAGCAGGCGACACTATCACGAACTTCATCACCTTTAAGTACCGCGTTGATGGAGGAGATTGGATCAGCGTCTTTACCGAATCAACCCAGGGAGCAGTCGCTACAGAGCGAGTTAAGACCGCGACGGACGAATTTACATCAGGACGACAGTACGAGTTCCGCATTGAAAGCACGGGAGGAGCGGAGATTTTAGGATTCAGTTACAAGTACGAAATCTTAGAAACCAATATATGAACCCTGAAATAGAAGCACTCCGCAGAGAGATTGAGGAATTGAAAGTCCGTCTGGCTCGCTTCGAGCGAAAAGACCGCTTCATATTCGAGAACCCTATCCACGGAGGTACGCGAGGACTCCGTATTGGCGCGTCCAAGATAGGCTTCTTTGGCACCGAACCAACGGAAAAGTACAGCTTCGTTTTCAATGGCGTCCCCTCAGGAACGTGGGGTGCGTCCGAACAAGCAACGCTCAATGGCATCCGCCTGGCCCTCGACGCCTACGGTCTCATCCGCACTTCGTAATATGGAAGAACAAGAAACATACCGCGCCTGGGTCAAAGAGATACTGACCGAAATTAAAGAGCAAACGACCAAGACCAACGGCCGTGTGTTGCGACTTGAAGACCGCCAGGACAAAGCCGATATCAATTGGGCCTATATGAAAGGCGCGATGGCGGTAGTGACTGCTTTATTGGTTCCGATCCTCCTTATGGTCGTCAGTCAGATGATAAAATAACGATACATGCCAACCCCCTACGTCAATCCCAATAAGCAGTGGCAGGAGAACCCCAACTCGATCACCTCAGCGTCCATCACTTCAACCCCCGCAATTCCGTATGTGACGCCGAAAGAGACCCCTATCTTTCCTGTAGCGAGCATCAACCCGGTTGACGCAATGCAGCAGACCGTTCCCGAGGCGCAGGCGCAGGACGCCAATTCGATGCTCCAATCTTTGAATAAGCAACTCATTGGAGAAAGTACCTACCGCGCAGAGCAGGAACGGGCTCAAGGCATCGTGGAGAAGCAACAGAGCGTCAACGACCTCTCATCTCGTTTAAAGGCACTTCAGAACGAAGCATTGGCCATTCCGTTACAGCTTCAGCAGCAGGCACAGGGACGCGGGATCACCGCAGCTGGCCTTCAACCCCACCAGACCGCAGCGCTCAGAAACAACGCGATCCAAGCCCTCAGTGTTAACTCTCTTTTAGAGGCGTCACGTGGCAACCTCACCACGGCGATGGACATGGCCGACCGAGCGGTGAAGCAACGCTTTGACCCTATCCGGGAACAAATCGCAGCTACACAGAAAAATCTTCAGCTCATCATGGAAAGCCCGGCCTACAGCCTGGCCGATAAAAAGCGTGCAGCTCAACAGCAGCAGCTTCAGGAAGACCGTAAGCGGATGCTCGACAACCAGGAGGAGGACAATAAAGCAGCTCAGGCAATGGCCGCAGCTGCTACGAAGAACTTTCCTAATGACCCCGCAGCGCAAATGGCTATCCGCCAGGCGCTCGCGATTGATCCATCCGACCCGAACTACATTCAAAAGGTGTTTGGATTGATCGGCCAGTACCAGGCCAACCCACAGGAAATCGAAGCCGCTATCCTCGACCAGCAGTACAAGCGTCAGCAGATTGCAGCGTCGAAGGCGTCAATAGACCTCGACTACAAGACCTTTGACCTCAATAAGAGAAAGACCGAAGCCGAGATAGGAAATATCAATGCGGACGCAGCTAAGAAACGTGCAGAGTTAGGTGGTGGCACTGCTACAAATACCGCGTTCTCATTTCAGCCAGCATACTCAAAGCTCACAGCAGCGCAGAAGAAGCAGGCAGACTCGCTGAATAACCTTGTTCGCTCCATTGGTGAGTACGAACAGTACGTCAAAAATAACGTGGGCTTTACAGGTGTGAAGATGACTGGAAAAGACGCAGCGGTACTTCAGACGAAGATCAACTCAATTATCTTTGCCGCAGCCCAGGCAGAAGGTACAGGGGCATTGCAACAGGCAGACCGTGAGGTGATTGAGAAGATCATTCCAAATCCAACCAATCTTGGAGGCGCATGGAGTGCTCTCACAAAAGGTGGCAAGGAAGGTCAGCTTCTTCAGATTGCCGACCAAAAGGATAAGTATACGAAGAACCTGGCAGGCTACGGACTTACCCCGACAGACGGTGGACTTCCATCCCCGCAAATGGCTCAACCAGCTCGACAGATCATGTACAACGGAAAGAAATACAACGTAGACGCACAGGGTAATATGACCCCCGCCAATTAACATGAATATCAACGACCTTCCGAAAGGCTCATACCAAGAGGTTAAACCTCTTAATATCAACAGCCTCCCGAAAGGTTCTTTTTCTGACGTTCCGACTCAAACCCAACCAAAACTCTCTGAGAGGATTTGGTCAGGTGTGGCGAAGACTGCATCCTTTTTTCCGGGAAAGGTTCTCGGTGAAGTTGTCGGGAACAATATTCATGGACTATCGCGCCTAGCGCAAGGGGACGTGCAGGGGTTCAATCAAGCAGCTGACGCAGTAGGCCAAATACCATTGAAGCGCATTGCGGGGGATGTAACCGCAGCCGTCCTTACCCCCGCTTCTATGGCAATCTCAGGCCCGGCAGGCACGGGGCTTCTGGCCCGAGCTGGACGCGTGGCCACAAACACAGGTGTTGGCGCAACGCTTGGTGGAGCAGACGCAGCCGCAGAAGGTGGCAGCATCACCAGTGGTGCACAACGAGGCGCAGCATGGGGAGCAGGAATGAGCGCAGGCGGTGAAGCCGCATCAGCACTCCTGAGCCGCCTCCCGACGTGGTTCACCAACAAAGCACTCCCAAAGCTCAAAGACGGGAACATCGAATACGCGCTCAAAACTACCAAGATAGGGCCGATCCCCAAACTCCTAGAGCAGTCAGACAACTCGGTCGCAAGCTTCGGTAAGCAGATCAATTCAATCCTTGAACACCCGCAGTATGCGGACGCAGTTGGGTTTGGATCACAGCCCATTGACGATGCACTTGCTGCGTTTCCTGACGCTCAACTGACGGGAGATGATGTTGTCGATATCTCAAAGAAGGTGGCACCTTCCAGTAAGGCAATCCTCGACAAAGTGAAAGCTGGTACCGCGACGCTCTTGGAGAAGAATAAGCTCCGTATCGCACTCGACCAGGCAACCAAAAAGATATTCACCGACGCACCTGATGTTTCGTTTAATAAAAAAGTGGCGAACGCGCTTGCAAACGCGCTTCGCAATGACGTGCAGTCGAACGCAGAGGAGACCGTACCCATTTTCCAACAGTTCACGAAAGAAATGGATTTGAATAACGCGCTTACGTCCATGACAAAAACACTCCGCACACGGAGCGCCTTTGGTCTCTATGACATCGTGGCAGCACTTGGAGGTTTTGCCACACTTGGCCCGGCAGGATCAGTGGGTGCAATTGCAGCGGAGAAGGCTTTAAGAAGCCCAGGTGTAAACCTGGCAGCCGCCAAGGGTGCACAAGCACTGCAAAACGCAGCTCCGGCGATAGGCGCAATTACCAAGGGCGTGCGTCCTGCAATCATTGACGCATCTATCGACGCTCAAACAGCCACGCCACAGCCCCCACAGCCAGACCTATTAGAATCGCCGTCATCATCTACAAACAATACCTTAGATGATGTGGTAAGCGCAAATGACGACGGGACATTCACAGTCAAAGGCCCCTTCTCAGGAGAAGACTTCACGGTTGATATGGCTGTTGGCGGAACGCTTGGAAAAGTCAGCAGTAAGGCATTGGAGAAGATTGCCAAGCGCATCCACAAGGAAGATATCGGCTTTATGCGCGATATCACCGACTACGTTGCGAAGTCCTACAAGCCAAGTGCCCAAGAAGCGATTAAAATAGAGCTTGATGCTCGTCGTTTATGGGAACACTACCTTCCTGACATTCACCCGCCGAAGACATTGAAAGGCATCGCGAACGATTTAGGCCGCTTGCTCGACTACCTACACTAGTATGGAAAAACCATCAGAGAGATTTCTAAAGCTCCTCGACTCGACCATGACCAAGGACGAGTTTGTTGAAGCGTTTGAGAACGTCGTCAAAGCGGTCAAGACCCTCGAAAAGAAAACAGCTGATGACGTCTCAGCCCTCGCTGAAACAATCAAAGGGATGCAGGCCAAGCTGTCAGATGATACCTTACTCACCTTAGAGGAAATGAAAGAGTGGACGCGAAACCACCTCGCCACCATCGCACAACCTAAGGACGGTAAAGACGGTCTCCCAGGCGCAGACGCCGACGAAGAATACGTCATCTCCCAAGTCCTCTCCCGCATTGTCATGCCGGAAGTCCGTGACCCCATCATGGACACGCCTATAGAACTTCGCGACAAGCTCGAATCCCTCAAAGACGATGATCGCTTAGACAAGGCAGCAATACGCGGCATCGACAAGATCGAAGAACGCGTGAAGCAGGTAGAGAATAGACCCGCCCCAAAGATTGGAGGAGCAAAAGGCTTTCAGCTCCTCATCAATGGCGTCAAAAAACTCCTCACGGCACAGACAGTCAACTTCGTACCAGGTTCAGGAGTATCAATCAGCTACGCGCACGCACAGGGGCGCAACGATATTACGATCAGTGCATCTGGCGGCAACATCTCTATCTTGACGGCAACAGGTGACATCGACGGTGTAAACACGAGCTACACATTCGCGTCAGAGCCAGTGGTAGTCATCGTCAATGGAGCTTCGTACAGGAACACGAAGGGTGTCAGCATTTCAGGAACGAGCGCGACGCTCGATTTCGCCCCCCAGGTAGGTTCGGATGTTTATGGACTAGGATAAATCATGGTCTACGCAGATCGCACAGCACCGTACGGTGAAAAGAGGAAATGCGCGCGAGCCGGTTGCTCCATTCTCTTTCAGCCCACAGTTTCTTGGAAAACTAAGAAGTTTTGTTCGCGCTCGTGTGTCCATTTAGGTCGGACATCTTGGAACAAGGGGCTTCCAAACATCTGGTACAACCCGAAGGGTCTAGAGATAGGCCGGACATTGAGCAAGGGTCGCATCGTATCGGATACGACGCGCGAAAAGCTCAGACAGTACTTCACAGGTAGGAAACATTCGCTCGCTACTCGTAAGATGATGAGTGAGAAACTTCGCGGACCAAATGCTTCTCGCTGGGAAGGGGGTAAGACAAAGGAAACGAAGATCATCCGCCGGTCATTTGAGTATCGCGAATGGCGTAAGCACGTCTTCCAGCGTGACGACTACACGTGTCAGGCATGCGGACAGAGAGGTGGCACTTTGCACGCAGATCACGAGCTTCCCTTCTCTCTCTTCCCCGCACTCCGATTTGAAATCCTTAATGGTCGCACTCTTTGCGTTGCATGTCACAAGAAGACCCCAACGTATGGAGGAAAGTCTGATAAACTTCACATGATATATGCTCTCTAGTATCGCCGCATTCATCGCCGGATTGCTTGGTTTAAGTAGCGTCACCCTTGGTGCCGCCCCCGCTCTAACAGTACAAGCCGGAGGAACAGGTACAACGACGGTTCCCGCGAACTACGTCCTTATGGGATTAAACAGCGGCCGTCTTACCGCAGTCTCAACCTCATCGCTCGGCATCACCGCAGCAGGTGACGGAACGTTTTCAACAACCTCAGCGGACTACTGGAAAACGCAGAACACCTTTGAATCCATCACCGCAGGTGACGCACTCACCCGTACAGGCAATGACATCGACTTCGACGGTGGCGCAACACCAGGTGGCGACTTAGGAGGCACATGGGCGTCCCCATCAGTCACCAACGACAGCCACGACCACACCGCCTCAACGATTTCAGGACTGGGCACGGCTGATATTTCCGGCCTCGATATTTCAGATGATACAAACCTCGCCGCTACCTACCCAGTTATCCTGACTGGTGACACGCTTTCCCTCGGATTTAGTACCACGACGAATAACACGTGGAGCGGATCGAATACTTTTAGCGCCTCGACCACCATCGGCGATGGAACCGCTACAGGCGGTCTCACGGTCTCTGGTGGCGCAACAACCTCGCTCGGTATGAGCGTGGGAGCAAACGGATTTACCGTTGGCAACACCGGGACGATTACAAAACTCGGAAACATTGCCGTCGCTTTGACGGGAGCGTTCTTACAGCTGAACTCGTCTGGTGGCGATGTGTGGCTCCAAAACAACGTAGCAACCGCTGGCTCAGGCGTTGCGATTAAAGCGGGCGTCTCACCGAACAACCGACTCAGTGCAATCAAACTCGAAGCGGGGGGACTGGAACGTGCACGCGTCACGGGAGATGGTCTATTCGGTGTTGGAACGTCTACACCGTTTGCATCGCTTTCTGTTGCGGGAACATCAACACAAGCAGTTATTCCACTGTTCACAGTATCGTCTTCGACCGCATCGGCTACTTCTACAGTTTTCCATATCGACCCCAACGGCTTAGTAGGTATCGGTACTCATTCACCCCTCACTCAGCTCGACGTTCGCGGCACCGCATCAACAACCGCTCTCATCGTCTCCAATACCCGTTCCGCACTTATGCTCACCTCAGCGACAGGCTTAGTCTCAGCCTACGGAGGAGCAGCAGCGTGTACGAACCAGTTTGTCACCGCTATTTCCGCAGTGGGCGGGACAACATGTGCATCCATCAACAACGCGCAGTGGAGCGGCACCGACCTATCAGTAGCGAACGGTGGAACAGGACTCTCGACGTTCGGTGGTACGAATCACATTCTCTACACGACCGCAGCTGACACGCTTTCATCGGAGGCAGCGTTCACCTACGCACCAACAACCGACCTCTTTACAGTGGGCAACGCATCAACCACCCGTCTCTCTGCTTCAACGTATCTCGACATTCCATACTCCGCGTCGATCACCCTAGCCCCAAACGGCCAGGTCTACATCGACAGCACCTCGAACCAGTTCAAATACCGTTCAGGAGGCGCAGACCGCATCCTTGGAAACGGAAACTTCTATCCCGCGTTCTTCTACTCCACGACAACCGCATGGACAGGGACAACTACAATCGACCTTGGCCCCTCATACGTGGGCGAGACATGGAACGGCGTGCAGTGCTTTACCAACACGGGAACACTCAACGTCCGATTCAATGATGGGACAAATCACATGAACCTCTTTAACGCGAGTACGACCGTTGGCACGGTGACACTTTCGACCAACAACACGTTCACCGCTGCTGAGAAACGCTATGTCGATATCGGAACACCCGCCTCATCACCCACCAGAATCTCGTGCACCGTTTCTAAGAGCCTAACTTCAGACTAATGACGCGAGCAGTCGCCCTCTACATAGCCGTTTTCGCCGCTCTCTCAGCGGTTGGCGTGGCCTCGTACTACGCCAACAGTGCGAATTTCGGTGCAAACGCAACATTCAACACCATCCAAAAGCTCTGCGCAGCCCAAGAGGCGTACTTTGACCGTACTGGAACGTACTACCAGGTCATGCGCGGAGGCATAAAACCAGAACGCGAATCAAAGACAGTTGAGGAGGCGTTTGGTGGCACTATCCCGCCAGGCGTTGAGATCATCACGTACGAGCGCGAAGGCGTGAAAGGCTACCAAGTCATCTACGACGATGGAACAACCGTCAGATCATGCGGCAGTGGCCCCGAGACAGCAGAACGAATTTCAATCTATCCCTACCCAACACCACCCCCACCTACGAACGTTGCATCAACAACACCATGAGGTACTTCCTTGCATTTGTACTCTGCCTTCTTCTCATCCCGTCAAACCTTTTTGGGCTGACTTCCAACACGCACTATGCCGACCTCGAAGACAGCAGCTCACAGTATTTTTCCATTACCGACGCATCCCAAACGGGCCTCGACCTCAGCACCACCTCGACGATTTGCCTCTGGGTAAACTTTGAGAACCGCCAGAACGAAGAAAAGTTTGTTTCAAAGATGCTCGGTACGGGAAATCAACGATCATTCTCATTCAGCGCACCCCTTACCAACACCCTCCAATGGGAAATCTACGGCAATGGCGGGTTTTCAACCGAAGTCTACACCGCATCGGTGACGTGGGCATCGAGCAATGGAACCTGGTACTTCCTCTGTATGAGCCAGAACGGTACGAGCGTTAAATTCTATGTGAATGGAACACAACAGGGAACCACACAGACGATGGGCGGTTCAGCCATCTTCAACGGCACCGCAGCCTTTGAGATCGGAGGAGTGAGTGCCTTCACTGCATATATGGATGGGCAAATCGACGATGTTCGTGTATGGACACGTGTACTTTCAGACGGCGATATTTCCAGCCTCCATTCAGACCCTTGTAACTTCGCCAACGGCGCAAACTTAGTTGGTCATTGGGTATTCGACAACAACGCCAACGACAGCTCAGGCAGCGGAAATAACCTCACGAACAACAACGCTGCTACCTTTGTCGCAGTGACATCAGCGCCGTACACCTGTGCAGCTGGTTCAGTATCCACAACCCCACCTGGCGTGATTTTCTTCGAGTGATAGAGTCGAGGAATGAAACACATTTTACTCAGCAATCGGTGCCAAGCACCTTTCTGTTTTAGAACAGCGGTCGTCTCAGAAAAGACTGATGCAGCCAATTATCGGCCGATCAGTGGCTTCTACAATTCCTGTGAGAACCACACATTGGCGAAGCAAGAAGCGATGTTGTGTGAACGCACCTTCCTTGGTCTCCGATGACTTGACAGGATGATGATATAATGAAGCGGTGACAGGCTTCAATTACGATCCGAACAACGATCCGAAGCAATGGATAGAGGGTGAGGTGGTGCTTGGGCAGGTGACCAAGCTTCCGCTTGAACTCCTGCAACCTGATAGAAACTGGAAGCCCTACTGCCCCGAGCAAGAAATCCAAGTCAGAAACGGCTGGGATTCTTTAGCGTGTGCGATATTCAACACACTCACGAATATCGAAATTATCATATTCAGGAAATACGGCATTCGTGAAAACTTCTCAGATCGCTTTATCGCATGGGCAACGGATACGCATAAGAAAAATGGGAACGACCCTCAGATTATTGCGAACTTTCTCTATGACATTGGAGCGGTACAAGAGGACGCATGGCCATTCAGTCCAATGATTGTCAGTAAGGAGCAGTACTACGAGGAGCCGCCAAAGGTGCTGTTCGAGTTGGCTAAGGAGTTCAAGAGGAAGTACAAATTCAACCACGACATCCTCAAAGGCGGTGCTAAAGAGCTGTACGACTCGCTTCAGTACTGTCCGGTCTCCGCATCAGTCGGTTTGTCATCGGTCAACGATAAAGGGTATTTCTACAGTCCCAATGGCGACTACCACTGGACAATCTTTGTTGCTGGCAAAGAGGGTGAATACATCGAGGCATTTGATAGCGCAGAGCCAATTTGGAAGAAGGTAGATTGGGCCTCTTTCAAACCAAGACTGATGAAGCGTTACACGATTTCAAAACGTGAAGAAACTGAGACGAAGATCGAAGCCAAGCAGATCAGCCTGATGAAGCAGCTCATCGTGCTCCTTACCAAGTTGCGGGATATGTTGCTGCGTCCCGGCCAGGCATCGCCTGTAAGCCCTTTAATTGCCCCGCCACGCGACGAAAAGCCAAAAGATGATCCAACCCCTTCATCGAAACCTAATGACCGCTGTAGCGACGTTTATGACGCCGCTCTTAGGTGCGTGGGTTTAGACCTCTCCAAGCAGGCTGACGATTCCGTAGGATGTGCCGAAGCGACAAGCCGGGTCTTACGCCTGGTCTACCCAAACTTCCCCATCTTCCTCTCCACCATCGAACTCGAAGCCTACCTGGTGAAGCACTGCAAAGAGACCACCACTCCAAGGAAAGGATGTATCTCAGGATTTAAGACGGTGGGCAAAACGCGTGGTCACTACGGCATCTGGGGAGAGACACACGTTCTCTCAAACAATTCATTCTCAGGAAAGTTCGACACCCACTACACACATGCGACCTGGCTTGCGGCAGCGAAGAAGCGAAAGCTGCGCAATCGCCATTTCATTCCTCCTTTTGAGTTCAAGTAATTGGACTAGCTCTTTGAACACTCCCTGGACACGATCACCCCGGCCTCGGCGCGGTGACACGCGACTTTCGTTTAGAAGCGTTTTCCCTACTTGTAGGGCACTCCGACTTCGACCAACGCAGGGAGTGGAACTGAGTTTTAAAAGTTAAACACGCATAATGAACCCATTCACATTGGTTTCTAAGAACGGCACCGCAATGGTGGTGCTCGCACTCGCGTACATCCTTCCATTCCTTGGAGTGGTGGACGTACAGGAAAGCGAGATCGGCGCGTTCGTCGATAACGCGATGAAAGTCATCAGCTTCGTACTCATGGTATGGAGCCAGATCGAACGACCAGATTTGTCGTTCGGAGTAATCCGCAAATAGATGAACATCTACCTCTTTGACATCGAGACCGCCCCATCGCTGGGGTACTACTTCGATCTATGGAAAGAGGGAAATATTGTTGGGACGAAAGAGAATTGGTACATCCTCTCATTCGCCATCAAGGAATTAGGGACGGGCAAGGTGCAGACCTTCGCCCTTCCTGATTTCAGGGGCTACAAGAAAAATAAGGAAGACGACCGACTCCTGGTGCACAAGCTCTGGGAGTTTTTCGATAAGGCAGATATTTTAATCGCGCACAACGGAGATGCGTTTGACATCAAAAAGGCCAATGCGCGGTTCATCCACCATCGCCTCACACCACCGTCTCCGTACAAAACGGTTGATACACTGAAGCTCGCTCGACGACACTTCAAGTTCGACAGCAATAAGCTGGACGCGCTCGCTCAGAGCCTCGGATTAGGGGCTAAATTGCCCCACACGGGGTTTAATACGTGGAAAGGGTGTATGACGGGCGATATGAAAGCGTGGGCAATCATGCGCAAATACAACGCGCACGACGTGGTGCTTCTCGAAAAGGTCTACAATCTTCTCAAAGCGTGGGGAACGCACCCCAACCTCAACATCCTCACCAGAGAAAACGCATGTCCAAAGTGCCAGTCCAAACACTGGCAGAAACGAGGATTTAAATACACCGCTACGAGTGAAGCGCAAATCTATAACTGTATGGGCTGCGGCACGTACTTTACAGGCAAACCCGAAAAGCTAGCGCGAAGGGTCTATGTACGATAGCGCCCTCAGACCAGACGAAGAAGAATGGTACGAGGACGAACTTACACCAATTCAAGATTTAATATGAAGCAAACAGAATTTCTAGAACGAATGAAAGAAATATACGCGGGATGCGTGGAGACCTCGCGCCGGAAGAACACGGACTACTGTGGAAGCGATGACGCCTTCCATAATTTCAAAGTTTCCGAGCAGCTGGGTATTCCCGTACCTCAGGCGATCTTGGTACGCATGAGCGATAAAATGTCGCGCGTGGCCACATTGCTTCGCCAAGAGGCACTGGTAGCAGACGAGAAGATCACCGACACGCTCACTGACTTAGCGAACTACGCGATCATTCTCAGAATTTATCTAGAGCAACAGAACCGCCCAGCCTTTACGGAGGTCATTCTTCCACATCAGGGAGAAGTAGGCGAAGATCAGCACACACTTGTTCAGTAGACATCCCCGCAGGAATACCCCAGCGTCCTTCGTTCCACCACCGTTCAAAGACGGAGTGTTCGCCCTTGCAATACCGACAACGGTACGCTTCTCCACAATCTCTAAAGCTGACCGGGTAAAGACCCGAGCACGTGAGGCAGATAAATGTTTCGGCTTGTTTCATAGAAATGCGCACCACCGAAGCGAGTTACCGAGTATGAAATGGAGTGGGAAGACTGGCGCTCCCTATATGTGTGCATCCCGTATGTGAGAACGGTGTGTCAGGTAACAGGAGTCTATTCTTCGGTGGTGCTGCGTACATTCTAAACTACATCCGGCATGTCAAATGCGGTTATCCCCACAAATCGGGATTCTGAAATTTTGATGATCGTCAGGTGGTATGATAGACGTATGAGCCAGCGACACTCATTGATTAATAACGGCGCACATTCCGTCGCTGGCGTGTGCGCCTTTATCAGTTCGTGAGTATGGCACAACGACGAATGTTCACGTTGAAGATTGTAGACAGTGATGCGTTCCTCGATATGGGGCAGGGAGCGCAACTCTTGTACTTCCATCTCTCAATGCGTGCGGATGATGATGGGTTTGTTGATAACCCAAAACGGATACTCAGGATGGTTGGTGGGAATGACGATGATTTGAAAATCCTTCTCGCGAAGCGATTTCTCATCGCGTTCGACTCAGGGATTGTTGTCATCAAGCACTGGCGGATGCACAACTACATTCAAAATGATCGCTACTCACCGACGCAGTACATCGAGGAACGCTGCCTTTTACACGTCAAAGAAAACGGGGCGTATACCGACAAACCTACTGATGTATCCAAAACGGATACACAGGTTAGGTTAGGTAAGGTTAGGTTAGGTAAGGATACACACTCTCACTCCGTTCGAGACGAGTACGATGAAGACTTCACATCATTTTGGAACGCATACCCTAAGAAGGTGGGTAAGGGAGCGGCGTGGAGTGCGTGGAAACGAGCGAAACCACCAGCCACCTCTATCCTTCTTACCGTCCTTGAACAGCAAAAAGACAGTGAGCAGTGGACGCGGGAGAATGGTCGCTTCATCCCACACCCTGCAACATGGATTAATCAGAAACGATGGGACGACGAGATACACGGTTCGTCCCGTCAGGTAGATAGATTTTAGTATGGCACTGATTATTTTATCGGGTCGCAAAGACCCTATCGAAGTTACTAATGATCGCGCACGGATGATTAAAGCGCGGTGGAGCGGCGTTGGCGGCATGAAGGCAAGCTCCGAAGATTTAGTGGATTTGGATTGGATTTCATTTCGCTATGGCCAGATCAAATCCATCGAAATGCAAAAGGAAACCAAAGAGCGAGATGTTGAGTTCACACGTCCCTTGACCGAACAGGAGAAAAGGGATCGTGCGGTGATGATGGCTCGCATACGAAAGAACCTCGAAGACCAGGGGATTCTCCAGAAGAAGAACATGCTCGAACACTATGAGTGAAGTGCTGCGGTGTAACGTGTGCAAGAAGGAAATAAACCGCCACCCTCAACAGCTCGAAGGACACCAGGAACCTAACAATACATCGTGGTGCTTTATTCATTGGGAAATGGAGTCACGTCGGCGCTTCCCGCGTTAACTTCACAACGTTTTCAAAGTGCATCCCGTATCCTCTCACCAGTTCACTCCTATCGCTGGCGGGTAGAGATCAGCGGCGTTCTTTTTCATGTAGCTGCAAGGTCGCACTTTATGAGGGTGCGACTTTTGCTTTAGATGGTGTCAGCGTTTCCTTTCAGCGCCATCGTCAACCACCGAACGACATCGGGTAGATATCCAGTGGTGTTGTACTGCGCTATATCGATTACGGATTGTTCCATCTCAGCACGTTCGTCTTTCTCATATTCTTTGTCGATGTTCCACTTGCCTTTGTAGAAAGTGGGTTCGTCATGATCCCAATAGACGATTGTGAAATTGCCAGTTCGTAGGAGAGATACCAGCTCCTTTTCTGTCATCTTCATACACGCTTGAAGCGTTCCTCGATAATTTGTGCGAGGGAGGTTCGACGCTTCTTCGCCAGCGCAGAAATCTTCTTATAAGTGCTTGGGTATAAACGCGCCCGAGCTGTCGCGAACTCAATGGTGTTACTCATATTGCTCTATAATACCATATTTCAGAGGGCCGTTTCGCTATCCACAGGGGATACTTGCGTACCCGCTATACCGTGCTTCAATGACCGAGGTGAAGGAAAGCGGATTGTGGCGGTGTCTGCTAAGACCTGGTCATCATATCCCCGCACGAGTGAGAATCACATAGAGCACTCGTACTTCACCTAGATCTTTAACACACGAATAGCGGATACAGGGCTTACGGGGGAAGTTCGTACGGCTCGGAGCGCGAGTGACGCCGCGCATGGAGTGTAGTCAGCATTGCCGATCTCCAGATGCTCTCTCTGGGTTTCCCCGCAAGCTCTGTATCGCATTTATAAGCCCTTGCGCTCTCTCAACTCCTCATCACTCGCAAGGCGGTGAGGAGTTGCAAGGGGATCATTACACCTAATATGAATTATCGAAACACAGAGCATGGAAAGACCACGCTCTACAACAGATTTGCCTTCTGGTTTATCACCTGCGTCATTGGAACCCTCATATTCCTCTACGCATGGAAGACCCAGGAGGAAGGAAACAAGGTACACGCTGAAGCACCAAAGCCGATCCTCGTCCAAACAGCATTTGCTGATACGACGATGGAGGCGAAGGTAGACGCACTAAAAGAAGAAATCCTCGACACACTGATGCAGTGTGAAAGCGCAGGACGAAAGGAAGAAGACGGTATCGCCATCTTAGACAGCAACGATAAAGGCTCATACGGCCCATTCCAGTTCCAACGAACGACCGTAATGTTCTACATGGAGAAGAAGGGCGAACCGATCAACGGACGCGACGCCATTATTCTGGCTTTACAAGGTGACAAAGCACGCGACCTGGCACGCTACGTTATCTTCGAGACCGACGCAGGCGTTGCGAAAGACTGGGTGAACTGCAATCGAAAGCATGGCCTCCAAACACAAGTAGACCTGATTAAGAAGCTCACGAACTAGAGTATGACGACTGATACGGAACTCATGGATCAATTGGAGAATATTGCCATCGCTGCTATGAAACCAGTCGTTGCCTACGTACTGGAAAGCATCGAAAGTGACACCGATCTTGAGATAGCAACACGCAACTTATTAGGAAAGGTAGGCACGAGAATCCTCTTTGGAAAAGAGATATACGATGCTGCCGCTAAACGAACGAAATAGTATGTTCTACGTTCGAGATGAAAAGAAAGCACGCACGGATATGTTGAAGCGAAAATACCACCGCCTCAATCACGCGTGCACATTCAACATCCCGGTTATCGACGAGGTACGCATTGGCGTCACCTACTTCTGGAATTACTGCGAGTGCGGCAAGCGTAAACCAAACGGCTGTCTATGATTCCGGGGTACATCGTTATGTGTTTCATCATTATCAGCTGTATCCTGGCACTCACTCTGTGCCAGGTACTTAACAACTAACTTATGAACGAACTCGAAGACGCATTGGCAGAACTCGGCAAAATTAACGCCGAACATGCCGTTGCCGTACAAAAACTCTTAGATAGCGCAGCATCATTATTGGAAACAGCACGACAACTCTATGGCCCACAAACACTCGTTGACCCGGCAGAATCTCAAACGGATGGACTCATTGGTTGAGGAGTACAAGTCCAAACGAAACTGGCCAGCCCTTACCAGATTAATTGGTGGCAACCCACGGTACGACTTGATGGACTACGATGATCGGGACGCATCAGGGAGCCACCCCGACGAACGATATGAGATATCTTAGCCTAGCAGCAGGTGTAATTTTGATCGCTGCGGGATGCTTACAGGCTACGCAAGGAAATTGGGGTTGGGTTGCCTTTGACTTCGTCTTTGGGCCGTTCAACTTCTACGCTTACTACATTCAACGGCACGTATGAAACTCAATGAAATACAACAGGCATTAAAAGTCCCCAAAAATCACTTAAATAAGTTCGGTGGCTACAACTACCGCAACGCAGAGGACATCTTAGAGGCGGTGAAGCCGCTCCTTGGTGACAGCACGCTCACGCTCTCAGACGAAGTGGTGAATGTGGGAGATCGTTACTACGTTAAGGCGACGGCCGAGTTCAAAGAGCAGGACGCCATTGTTCTCGGAGCCGTTCGAGTCACCGCCTACGCCCGTGAAGAAGAAACCAAGAAGGGTATGGACGGTGCACAGATCACAGGCGCAGCCAGCTCATACGCACGCAAGTACGCGTTAAATGGCTTATTCCTCATAGACGACACCAAGGATGCGGACAGTGATGACGGCACAGTACCCTCTAAAACGCATTTAAACGCTCCTAGCGCAACGAAACCAGCTCAGTCCGACAAAGATACCATCAAGGCTCTCTTGAAGCAGCTGGGGCACGAACCAAAGACCGTTACAGAAGCGAAGGAAGTCATCGAGTTTCTGACCGACATCACGTACACCGAACAGAACTATGAGGCGATTATCGACGAGCTTAGAAAACAAGTAGACAACTAGTATGGATCAACCATTCATCGAGGGATTCCGAGCATTTAAGCCTTCAGACAAGGCACCTGAATTTATCAAGGCCAACATCGTCATTGATGTGGTCATGCTGACCAACTGGCTCAACGAGAACGCCAACGCAGAAGGCATGGTACGTCTCGTCATCAAGGAGAGTAAGGCGGGTAAGTTCTACGCGGAGAAGGATCAGTACACGGCAAAACCCCAAGAGGAGAAGACGGTGCAGATGGGTGTCGATGACATCCCAGCGGAGGAATTGCCATTCTGAGCTATGCAGCGCACGTCCCAGCAGAACCGTTCAATTCACAAGGGATTTGAACTCCTCGCGGATGCCCTCAACGCTGCCGGAAAAAACATGCGCGTTGTACTGAAACCAGAGATCGACATTCCCTGGACAAAAGACAGCGTGAAAGAGTACCTGTTCAAACCCATCCTCAAAGCAATGTTTCTGAAACACCACACTGCGGACTTAGAAAAGATCGGAGAGATCGACGCGGTGTGGGAGACGATGATGCGGTTTCTCATGGAGAAGAAGTATCTCGATGAGTTCATCCCGCTGCCCTCGATGGAGCCTGGCTACGCTGACACAGCTCCACTGAAGAAGGATTACCCGCACTGACACGACCGAAAAACACCATTTCACGACATTATAAGTTAAATGAAACATCATGAAAGTAGTAATCGACATGAGTTTGGAGCAGTTCAATCGACACGTAAGGGAGCACGCGAATACGCACGCCTACATTCAACCCGGAGAAGGCGTTGGTTTTTTGAATTTTGAGGAGTGCGAATGGCGGCATGACCCCGAATGTAAAGATGAGCACAAGAGTGGCCACGTCTGCCTAAATCGCACTCACAATCGGCAACCGCGCTCTTTCAAAGTGCTACAGGTTTTACCTTCCGACGTATGAACCTCGAACAACAGGAGACGCGAATTAACAGCTAATGAAGTCAACATGGAGAAGAAATACATTGTCTGCGGTGATTACGTCACAAGTCGCAGCGACGGGGACAGGCATTACATGGGTCCGCTGCGTCTGTGCCAGCTTTACAAAGTCAGCCCGAACGAGTGCTACTTACTCACAGAGGGGAATGACCGCGATAGGAGAATAATGGAGAGCCTACCGAAAGACTTACCAGTACTCAGGCCACGTGCAGACGGTATGTACACTCAACCAACCGTATGAGAAGCAGAGACGAAATAGAGAAACAGATAGACGACATACGCCGTGGCAGAACAAGCGGCGAAGTGAGTGTCGATGCTACCAAGCTAGAAATGATGGAGGTGACAGCGGCGATCCTCCTCGACATCCGCGACTTGCTGAAAGAT